AGTACTTGGCCACCCGGTACAGCGCCCACTTGTCGACCTGCGACTCAGGGATGAAATTGCCAAGACCGTAGCGGGTGTTGGTCACCAGGTCATAGAAGCACCATGCCGGGTTGTCCGTCCAAGCGACCTTGAAGCTGCCATCCCAGACACCGGCATAGGAGCGGGTCTCAGGTAAGTAGTTCGATGGGATGCGAACCCGAAGGAGCTTCAAGTCATAGCTGCGCCTGGGAATCGAGGTGAATTGCGAGGCATCAATACGCAAGGCCATCAGCGCGCTGTTGGGATAGCGCAGCTTGCTCTCGATCACCTCGGTGTAGGAATCGAGGAAGGTCTTGTTTTGCAGGCTGGTCTGAGTCGAGTCGGCAGTGATGCGGCGCAGGCGCACATCCCAAGGACCAGTCCCGGACAAAGGAACGTAGTAACTGCGCTGGTAGCGCGATGAGGTCTTGCCTGAAACCGTGTCCTGCAGGATCTGCACATACCCGGCTCCCCGGGCCTGCAAGTCGATTGCATAGGTGACCGAGGTACCGTTCAGGTCACCATTGGTCGTGTCCTGCAGCGTTAGCGTCGGGATGCTGACCTTGATGCGCACAGCGTCCACATCCGGGTCGGTGATGGAGCGCACCACGGGCTGGCCGAATTTACATTCGACCCCGACGGACACCTCGTTTTCCACAGAGGAAAAACCAGGGATGTAGCTTTGCTGCTGGGTGCCGGTCCGCGCCTCCAGCGTCACGCCGGTGAAGTTGTACGAGCCGTCTGAATTCTGGATGGGTGTGTCGTCCAGATAGACCGACTTCAAACCAACAACCAAGCCCTCAATTTCGCCCTCGCAAACGAGGTCAACCACCCGGGCATAAGCCTTGGAGCGCAGGCTGTCGGGCGCTTCCTGGGCCACGCGAGCACTGCCTCCCCCGGATTTGCCGCCACCGCCAGCTCCGACAATCAATTGCGAATCAACGGTGCTCATAAAGCTATTTCATCCACATCAATGCCGGCGCTGATCACGGCCGAACCCACAATCAGCCGCCCGTAACCCACAGGCACGGGATGCCCTTGGGCCGTGGTGTTCACAGCGCCGTTGAAAACGTAGCTCGGCTGGTTTTCTGGTCGTTCGGAAGGGTCAGAAGACTTGGCCGTCGGAGCAATCATCTGGGCCACACCACCCAAAATCATGGAAGTACCCACCGAATAGAGCGTGGCCTGCGAGAGAAACGATCCAGCAGCAGCCCAGCCCATCGGGTTCCACCAGGACACAGCGATCAGGGCTGCCCCCAAAAGGATCTGGCCCAGTCCATTGCCCCCAGCACCGGAGATCACGGGTGCAATCGTGATGTGCTGCTGCCCTGTGGGCTCATGCAGCCGATCAAGATTCAAGGCGTCCCGCCCGGCCAGCACCCGGTAGCCCACACCTCGCTCACCTGAAACCACGAGCTCTCGCTCGAAGGTGGGAAAGTTCGCGCACAGGGCACGCACCGCTTCCGCTGCCGATGCAACTGCCATCTTGTGCCTGCGACCGAAGCGCTTGCCCAGTTCGCCAAGAAGGATGATGGTAGTCATGGAGGTTGGGTTATTTCAGTGCGGTGTCTCAGGATGTGCGTCGTGATCTTTTGCCAGTAGCCGCCATACACGTCCCGGCTGGAAAGCCTGCCCTGCAGGTGATGCAGGATCAGACCATCACCCAGGTAAATGGCGGCATGGTTGGGAACTGGCGAAGCCACCTGCATCAGGAGCACATCGCCAACTTCCATGTCCTGGGATTGAACGGCTCCCAGCGCCTCAAAGCCTGCCGAGCCGAAGTTGTCGAGGTACAGGCTCTGGCCGCGCTTCCACCACTCGTCAAAACGGTCAAAGTTCGGCAGGTCAATGCCTCGCTCTGCCCGATACCAGTCCCGGATCACCGAGTAGCAATCAAGCACCCCGTGGGCCCATGCCCGACCGACCAAGGGAGCGATGTAGCCAGATGGTTGCATCTCATGCCACTGCCCAGAGGGGAAGGACAGAATGAACCAAGGCAAGCCGGAAGCTTCGCAGGCCACTTTGTCGGCCTGGCTGGGCTCGGCGGGCAGATTCGGATGGGAGTGGAACACCCCCACGATCTCTCCAAGCCGATCGGCCCGGACATAGTCCTCGAGATGGATCACGAACTGGTCGGTACCCACGCCAATGTTGCGGCATGGAACATAGGTCTCCCGGCCCTTGTGGATGACGAGCAGGCCACAGGCTTCGCGGGGAAACTCCCGAGCAGCATGGGCCAGCGCCAGCGATTGGTTGACGGAGTCCATCATCGGATCAACCCCGCCGCTGGGAATCCGCCAAAGGGCAGCTCGGCATTCGAGCCAAAGCGCTTCTGACAGGACACCAGTCGTTTGCCGCAGACATCCTGCGTGCGGCCAGTTACCGTCTCGTCGTTGGCATTGAAATAGGCCGTTCCGGTGTAACCACACTCCGAGCCCCGGTAGCTCCAGGGGCATACGTTTTGAACAATCTGCCGCCTGGGCAAGGACACCCCTTCAAGGTCAAAGGAGGCTGCCAACTCAAACTCGACCACATCCCGGGACTCTCGTGACTTGCGGTCAATGAAATACACATCGTCGGCAAACTCAGCAGTCGGATCCGCAGTCGGGTTGCTTCCAGTGCCGAAATTCACGGCATCAAGGTACTTAAGCAGCGTCCGCTTTCGCGTGACCCGTGCCCCCACCAGGTCCTGGTAGGAGAGGATCAGCGCAGTGATGCTGCCCGTGACGTTGGCTACCTTGAGTTTGGGACGCGGCACCTGGCCGTTGCCGTTGAACTCAAAGCCTTCAGCCTGGATAGGGAACGGCTCATAGGTATTGCCTTGCCAGACCACCTGACGGCGCAGCTCGTTGGTGCCTGCATGAAAGCGAACCACGCCTTCGTTGAAGAGGGTCAGGTCCATCACGAAGAGCTCGATGACCGCACTCGGGGAGAGCTTCTGGATTTCTGTGGTGATAGTTTGGACTGTCATGAGAGATCAAACACCTGCCTGAACGTGGCACGGATGTTTTCCAGATTGGGTTCTTCCACCGTGCGACTCCACTCCTCGCACAGAAATTTGCCCGCAATGCCACTCGGGGTGGTCCAGTCGAATGACTGAACCGCCCCACGGGCACGCAGGAAGTTGTCGATGGCAGCTGCCTCGGTCGTTGATTTGCCCCTGAACTCCAGGGACCAGACCTCCGGTTGGGTATTGATGCCAAAGGCTAGGCGCTGCTCGTACCCATCGCCGAAAGAAACCTTGCGGACATTGGGTTTGAGGCTGAGTGATGCGCCAATCGATGCAATCCATGTGAATGACGCCATGAAGCCCCCTTAATTCATCCAGCTCTTCGGGGGTCGAGCAGACCACCCGCACGCTTTTGATTCAGCAATTCCTGTCTGACAGCGCTAGAAATCGCCCGTCCCAGATCCTTGCCCTGACCTGTGCTGGTTGTCACACCACCTTCGGCCACGTTCACCGAGATGTTGAAAACATCGCCGCCCCCGGACGAGGACTGGTTCATCGTGACGGGTATCGATCGACCATCAGGCAAGGGCACATAAGCCTCTGGCTTGGAGCCTTCTCCGAACACCGCAAGTTGCGGGGATGAGGCCACCCCACCACTGGCGTAGGTGCGCAAGGGCAAAGGGCCAGCCGAGGTCATGATTCCGCCATCGGCAAACCCGAACATGCTGCCCAGTGCTTTGGCCATGGGTAGCGTGATGGCACGTTGTATCTGGATGCGGATCAGGTCAGAGATGATGGAGGTGGCCAGCGACCTGAAGTCGAGCTTGCCCGTCATCACAAAGTTGGTGAGCGCATCCGTCATCCCATTGAAGGCCTTGGTGGTCACCGCCTCCATCTGCTTGCCCACCTGTTCGGTTTCTTCACCCAGAGTGCGCAGCGCCTTGGAGAATCCAGCCCCCGGGTCTGACAGTTCCAGCGCCCGTTGCCCCAGGAGCTTCGCTCCATCGGCCGCCTGACGGGCAGCCTCTTCAATGCGGCGAAACGACTCGGCCAACTTGTCATTGCTAGGCGTGGCTTCCACCAACTCCCGAGCCTTGGCAGCAAAGTCTGCCAGCTCTTCTGCGCTGGACTTGCGCGCGGCAGACAGACGCCTAAGGGCATCAATCTCGCTGATCGAACCCGTCTCGCGCAGGACCTTGATTTGCTCTTCAGTCGATCGAAGCTGACCCTGGCTCCTGGCCACTTGCTCTTGCAGGTCTTTGAGTGTTTCACCCGGCAGCTTGATTTCGCGCTCAAGGTTGGACTGCTGCGCCTCACGCTCGAGCCTTTGTCGCCGAAGAGTGATCTCAATAAGCCTATCCTGCAGTTTCAATTTGTCCTGGGTGGTTTTCGCGACCGTAGCGAGACCACTTTTCAGGATTGCCTCTTCCTGCGAATACAGCTCTGCCAGCCGGGCTGTGAAATCTTGTTGCGCACTCAGCCGGGCCTCGCTCGCCTCCTTGTAGCTGATGAAGCCCTGGCTCTCATACAGATCGATGATCTTTTGACGGTCCTTGAGGATGCCGGTCTCGACATCCGTCAGCCCCTGCAGTTGCTTTATCTCGCTCTCAATCTTTGCCATCGCTGCGGCGGTGAGAGCGCCGGTAGCCGAGTTGTAGTTCAGCTTGGGCTTTTTGGCCTCGGCTGCAGCCTCCGTCTCACCCCGGTTGATGGCATTGAACCGCTCTTTGACCGCATCGGCCAGTAGCGGCATCTTCCAGAGGTCAACATAGGTCTGGTTGGCCTTTTCAACGATCGCATTACGCTTTTCCAATGCGGTCTTGAGGGTGGCCTGGTTCTCCTCAGAAAATGGGTTGAGACCCTTGCCACCTGCGAGGAAGGTGCCGAGCAATTCGATATCTGCCCAGACAGCCTCGAAGCTGCCCATGACTGCCTTGGCCATCTGGATCACACCGCGCAGCGCATCGATCACGATGGCAATGCCATACGCTGTGTCCTGCGCCCAGGTCTTGAGTGTGCCGTCATCACGCAGTTTGACCATGGCGTCTGCCGTGTTGTGCGCGCCCAGCATCACCGCCTTGAGCTCACCCACCAGCTCTTCAAGGGCAGGAAGCGCGGCCGTGACAATGGTCTGGGCGACGAAGTTGTGTTCGGCCCGCATGCGCCCCAATGCCTTCGATGCCTTCTCGGCTGATTCGATCTCTGCTTCAGTGAGCCGGATGTTCAGGTCCTGGTTGGCGGCCAGGTCCTTGAGGAAGGGCAGCAAGCTCGCTCCATACTTGCCAAAAAGCTCCAGCGCAATGGCCGTCTTTCCTGCGCCATCCCCAAATTGGGAGAGCTTCAAGGCAATGTCATTCATGACCTCAGCTGGGTCACGCAGATTCCCACCCGAGTCCTTGGCCTTGACACCTAGAAACTGCAGCGCCTGCGCAGCACCCTTGGATTCATCGTCCACCCCGGCTAGGCCCTTGGAGAGCTTGGTCAGACCCACCCCGATCTGGTCCATGGCCACACCAGAGATGGTGGCCACCGGAGCAAAGCCGGACAAGGCCGTGGCACTTGCCCCGGTCTGCTCGGCCAGATCTTGCAGCGCTGCCACCGTCTCCAACGTATGCGCTATCAACTCCTTCAAAGCACCTACCGATTCCACGCCGATAGCAATCGCGAAGGTGATCTTGGCCACCTCAGCGACCCTCTCCAGAGACCCGCGCATGGATTCGGCGTGTTTTTCCAGAAGGTGGGCGCTTTTGCCCAGGTCTTCACGGAACTCGGCCGTTTCGGCAGCAAGCTTGACCACCAGTGAGCCGATATCAGCCATGTTTGACTACCTTGTGGGAGAACATGGACTTGAATCTGGCCACGTTGAGAGGGATTTCCTCTTGGGGTTTCTTTTTTTCGAGGAAGGGCATGAAGTCTTCGGGCCTAAATGGGTTGGCATCCTTGGCCCTGTGGGCATTGGCAAAGGTGGATGCCACCACGCCCGAGCGGTAATCAGCCCTGTAGTCCCCAAAGGGTTCGAGCTGGTAGTACGCCATCCATTCGGTCAGCTCATCCGAGCCCATGCTCGCAAGCATCTCGCGCACCGGACGACCCAAAGCTAGGGCCAGGCGGAACAGGAAGCGCCGGGAAGGATGGGCGATCAGGCGTTTTTTGCGGCGTCCACCTGATCGGAGCCAATACCGTTCAGTCGCTGAGCGACTGCAAACACACGGTCCAGCGCCTTGGCGCTCTTGGCGCCCAGCACAGTGATGTCGGCATCGCTAAATAGTCGAGCACCAGTTTCATCGCACAGGGCAAGGGAGACCAGACGGGCACGGACGTTTTCGAGACGCCCCTCTTTGCCAATCAAGCTGGCTTCGAAAGCATCGCGATCGGTACCGGTCATGGTGCGCACTTGCACCTCACCACCCCACTCCGGCACTTGAACGGTTTCTCGGGGCAGATCTTCGCTTTGCAGGATTTGTTCACGGGTCAACATAAATTCGGTTCCTTAGGATTCGGTGATCTCGCCATCGATCTCGATGGTCACGGACGCTTGCACCACGGCATCAACACCGCCTTGCACGCTGAAGTGCGTCACGTAACCGTAAAAGGTCCAAGTGGCAGGGTTGGTATCGGTGAAAGTGATCTTGAATTGACGACGGGTACGGTTGGCACGGTCAGTTCTGAGGCCTTGGTGCACCAAATCGTCGGGGTTGTAGTGAACCGTCAGTGTCAGCTGGCCCTCGTCGCGCAAGCCCACGCGCTTTTCCTTGGAAACTGAAGCCAAGTTGGTGACATCGATGACGGCGGCCTGGCCACCGGGTCCCTGAAACGAAACCACGTTCGGGATGGTCTCAAAGGCGGTGGTGCCAAATCGGGCAATGGCAATGCCTTGTGCAGTGATTGCGGTGCTGCTCATGTAAATGCTCCTGTTTTGTGGAATCACTGCTACCGGTGGTAGGTGTAGTCCACGCTCACCCGGTACAGCCGGGCCTGTTCTTCAAAATCGGAGAGCCCCATGCGCACATCGGCAACGGTGCTCTTGTCTGCCAGCAACGCTTCCAGGACCTGGTCCTGCAAGAGCAATGCCTCCTGGTACGTTCTGGCGTAGGTATCAACCTGCACGCGCACGCGTTGCATGCCATGTGGCCCATCGATGCCAAAGATGTATTCCTGGACGATGGGCGTGTAGACAATGGCCGGGTACTGGGTGTTTTCTGGTGCGACAAGCGCATAGACCTCACCCGCCGCCAGGTCCTTGATGGCGTCAAAGAAGTCCTGCACAACTATTTCCTGTTGAGGTTCTTAGCTTCCAGTTCCACCCGCTCGGCAAGCCGCTCCTTCATGGCCTGGACGGCGTCGTGCCGCTTGGACTCTAGGGCTGGCCGAAGGAATGGTCTGGCTCGCATCTTTCGGGTACCGAACTCCACAAATCGCCAATACCATGCATCCTGCGAGAGGTTGCCCTTCTTGCCCTGATTGCGGTACTTCTTGCCGTGGCGCACGGTCACAAAGAAGGTTTGACGCGTGAGACTGGATAGCTCAGGGATGTGCTTCATGATCACCGAGCGCTTGAGCGTTCCCGGTGGGGGCTGATTGGGCCCTAGTGACTCCGTGGCCTTGGGCGCTCGCAGCCTGGCTTCATCGCGGATGACCTTGGCTCCCGCATAAACCGACACACGCAGCCCGTTCTTGGCAACCCTGTCTGGCAACTCCCGCAGTGCCTTGGCCAATTCAGCCAGGCCTTCGACTTTGACGAGTTCTCGTTTAGCCATCGTCAAGTCCTTCCGAGACCAGCAAGATGAGCTGCGTCCGCCTTTCGTCCTCGTTGAGAGCCGAGTGGATGTTGAAGATGCGTGACTTGTATAGAACCCGCATCTGCGCAACCTGCCGAGGGTTGTCAAAAACAGTCTGGTAGCGGACCGTAATCTGATGGGTGATCTCAGCCGAAATCCGATTGGCGATTACAGACTCACGCCCAGACAATGGCTGAATATCGGCCCAGACCGTGGCGACATTGATCCAGCTTCGACTGGGTGCCCCCAGGCTGTCTTTGACGGTACTGGGGCGCTGAATCTGTACACGGCGATTGAGCATGCCTGCGCTGATGGGATTCATGCCAACACCACCTTGTAGGGGTCCAACAACCCGTCAATGAAGGGCAAAGTCTCAATGCGCCCGCGCGAGAGGGCCGCAACCTCCTCACGATGTGCATACAGACTTCCAACCCTGAGCTTGATCCAACTCTTGATGCCCTCGGGCACTGAAGCGGCAGCGCCATAGCCGGTATCAAAAGTGACACTGACTGCGCCGATCTGAGGCAGCGTGATAGGCCAGATCTTTCCGAACACCGGGGTGATGCGAGCTGGCTCGCAAGCCAAGTCCACCACATAGTCGCTAATCTGCATGCTCTGCCAGATTCCAGCCATATCCTGATACTGGATGCTCACCACAGACTGAACGGGGCACTTAGGAATCAGGATCGCGTGACCAGGCAGCGTGAAGGGGCTGCCGGCAGGCACCCCCATCAAGCTTGGACCAGGAAAGCTATCGAGCACCATCTTCCAGCGCGCCGTCACAATCTGACGGCCCGTGATCGTCTCTGCTGCCTGCCTCGCCGCCGTGATGAGCGCCGAGATCAGCGCATCGTCATCCGTGAAATCCACTCGCAGATGGAGCTTGGCGTCCGTGAGAGACACCGGCTCCTCTGCAGGCGGGCTGACAAGTTGCAGCGGCATGGCGATCAGGCTGCGTCAGCGTTGGCTGCCACTGGCTTGGTTTCCTGGGCAGTTGTGGGAGCGCTTTGGTTTTTCACAGCGGAAGCCTTAGGGGTATCCACTTCTTCCGCGAAGCCAGCAGCAACTTGACCGAGAGTCTCGTCGTCCGACGGGTAGATGCCACCCTTGGCGTACTTCACGAAACTGTTACCAGAGCCATCGACCGAGAAGAAGTCGGCCAGGAATCGAATCGATTTCATGACTGCTCTCCTCAGATGATTTGCGCCACGGCTGCCTGGTTAAAGGCGTCCGCAGTGGCATAGCGTGGATTAACACCGAGCACCTGGGCGCCTGCCAGGCTTGCCGCCACACCCACGGTGATCGACAGGCGCACGAAGCCGAAGCCGTTAACTGTGTCGAGCTCCTCGGGCTTGACGTTGATGAGGACTTGCTTGGCCGAGCCACCACCCGCTTGGGTCAGCTGGGTAATGGCTTTACCCGTGATGTCCTTGGCACTGGTACCGGAACTATCGAGCGCTTGCTGCAACTTGGCGTCCAGTGTTGCTGACGTGCCCAGCGCACCGGTTTCGATGCTGGCCACGAGAGCATGGAAGTTGGCCACCGAAAGCCAGCCGGTGGTGACGGTACCCACCGCCAGGCTGGCGGGGTCAATGGTGGCGAGGACGGCAAACAGTTCGCTGCCTTTTGCATTGGGAAACATGAGGTTCTCCTAGAGAGTTGAGTTGATTCGCAGTGATCAGCGTGCGCCCAGCTGGATATAGGGCGACATCGTGGTGGCACCCTTGGCCGGGGAAATCGGCGCGGCGATCTTGGATTGGCCATCCATGCGGAAGGTGGTCCGGAAAGCGGTCAGATCAGCATCGAAGTACAGGTGCATGGACGTGGCGGTCTGCATGCCACCTGCCTTGGTGATGGTCTGGTAGTACGACAGGTCCACCAGGATCACGTCGCCTTGAGACGAGAAGGTGTTGGCGTGCTGGGAGACAAACACCGGGCGGCCCAGCAGCGTGCCGTAAGGCGAAACCTGAATGCCACCCACCGGCAAGCCCGTGGGCAGGTAGATCGGGTAGTTGCCCAGGGACAAGGTGAAGAGCGCCGGCAGGACGTCGTTGTTGACGATCCACACCGAGTTCGCAAAGGACCCACTGGGCAAGCGCGAGATCATCTTGGCCAAGTTCTGCGGCAGCAACGTCTGAGCCGCTTGACCCGATTCCTTGGCTACAGTCACCGTGGCACCTGCAGACAGCGCCCCAACAGGCACCCCGTTACCCGCACCAAACAAAATCGACTCGTTGGTCTTCCAGCGGATCGACAAAGCCACCTTCTGCGGCAAGTAGCTGGTCAGCGCGTTTGCGTCGTCCAGCAACTCATCGGTTGTGGGCACCAACGCCATGAGCTTTTTCAAGCGCAGCGTGGCTAAACCCAGGACAGGTTTGGTGGCAATTGCAGATGCCGCCTCACCCTGCCAGTAGGCACGAATACCGTTGGTGCCCCAAGGCGTGGTCTCGTCCTTGGGGAAGGCCATGCTGTTGCCGCTGATCTCGACGTTGTCAGTCATGGGCAGCAGTGAGTCTTCGCCCAGGGACAACTTGAAGATCTCTTGCGAGAACTGAGGCGGCACGAGGAAACCACCATCCTGACCGGCCGCTTCGTTGCTGAAGGTGCCAGGTGCAGCAGCGCTGCGGCCACCACCGATCAGCAGGCGATCATCGACGCCATTGCCGGGCTTCTCAGCCTGGAATACCGCCTGCATGAATTCACCCATGGTTTTGAAACCATGTTGCGGGTCGGCTGAACGGTTATCCGTCACGGTAATGATGCCGTTAGATGGAGTGGCGACGGTCATGGCCATCTGCGCTTCTTCGGCGATCAGTGCAGCCTCTCGATCGATGGAGGAACTTGCTGCATCGATACGGGCTTTGAGGGCGTCGAAGGCTGTGACCTCTTCGGCGTTCATGTCACGGTTTTCAGAAGCTGCACGGTCAGTCAGTGCGCGGGCTTCCTTGATCAGGCCGGCCTTGCGAGCCTGCAGTTCTCGGAGTTGTTTACTCATTTGGGTTCTCCAGAAATGAAAAAACCGCCTGACACCTCGCGGTGTGGCGGCTGGATAGGGAAAAGCGGATTACGACCGACGGGTCGTGAAAGAACCTGGAACGGCTCGACGGAGCCGTACCGGGATGGGGTTACAGCAGAGCCAGGGAATCCCTCGCCTGCTTCAGACGGGATGCGCCAGGTCGGACCTGCTGTTTGGCATCACGTCGCATCTTTTTGAGGACATCGTCAAAGGTGGCGATGCCATCGACCATGTTTTGCGCCAGAGCGGCGTCAGCGCCCAGCACACGGCCCTGGCCCATGCCGTCTCGCACCTGCGCAATCGGCACTCCCCGACCACGGGCCACCGCCTTGGTGAAAGCGGCGTAGTAGTCATCGACGCGCGACTGCATGAAAGACTGCGCCTCATCATCGAGCGGGCTGTAGGGGTTGCCTTCAACCTTGAATTTTCCGGCCGAGATCAGGGTGGTTTTGACACCCGATTCTTCGAGCGCCTTGCTGTAGTCCTGGTGCGCCTGCCAGACGCCGATGGAACCCACTTCACCTCCAGGGGTGACATAGAACTCGGACGCTGAGCAACCGATCCAGTAGGCAGCTGACGCGGCCAGC